TCCGACCTCGTCAACATGTTAGCACGTTTCTACCGCCGTGGTGGAACACCTGTATGGATTATCAATCAATCCGTGTTGCCTGACATCTACAAACTGAAAGATGAGAACAGCAACTACATTCTCACCCCTGGCTTTACTGGCGGAATCACAGGTGACCTCCCTGGAACAATCTACGGCGTACCCGTACTCGTAACTGAAAAAGTACCTGCACGTGGTTCGATTGGCGACGTTTCTCTTGCTGATATGCGTTACTACCTCATCGGAGATCGCCAACGCCTGACTATTATGGAGTCGGAACATGTCAAATTTAAGTTTGATGAAAAAGCGTGGCGGTTTGTACAACGTGTTGACGGGCAACCATGGATCGACTCTCCCATCACACCACGTGCAGGCGGAGCGACAATCTCCCCATTCGTACAGCTAGGAAACTTTGGAACGTAGTATAACTGAAAAGGAGGAGAACAACACATGAATCGCATCAATGAAAAATTGACTTTTACCAACGCCATCAATCCTACAACCGCAGCAACTGTAACAGCATCGTCGTCCGAGCTTGTAGACATGTCTCAATTTACAGAGTACCTTGCCATCGTTGCACAAGGAACAGCGACGACAGCAGGAGTTATCACCGTTACTGTTTGGGAATCCACTGCTCCAACATGGGGCGGGGCAGTTGCAACAATCGTTACTGCATCGCAGGTTACTGGCGTATCCACAACCTCGCCACGTTTCATCAACATTAATCTACGTGACTCCCAGATCACGGATGGTCGCCGTTACCTTGGATTGTATGTGCAAAAAGCCGATACTGCATCGGGTGTATGCGCTGTTATTGCGCGTGACGGAGACAGGTATTTAGGTTAACTTTTGAAGCTTTACGGCATGGATAGCTTGCGCAGGCGACAAGCGTACCCCTTGACGTTTCCATGCCGTATATATAAGGGAATAACATACTAGGGGTGTTATGTATGACAAAAGTTATGATAGGACTTCCGATACATCGACCCATTGAATTCAAAGTATTTGAGTCGTTCATCCGCATGACGAATCAACGGAATGACATCAAACTTGAATTCTCAATGGTATCAAACAGCTTAATCTATGACGCTCGTGAATACGTAGCAGAACAATTCATGAAGAGTGATAACGAGTATTTGATGTTCATCGACAGTGACATGACGTTTCACCCGCAAAGTCTGCAGTTTTTGCTACGGCACGACAAAGAGTTTGTCACCGCAAAAGCTTTCAAGCGTGTACATCCGTATCAACCGTGTTTTTATACAAAGGTACTGTATGAAAATGGGTTGCCCAGCTTGGAAGTGCCTACTGGATACGGCGAAGGATTACTGCCGATTGAAGGTGCGGGGCTAGCATGTGCATTGATTAAGCGATCCGCTTTTGAAAAGCTAGAAAAGCCGTATTTTTTCCCGCTCCCCAACGTAGGGGAAGATTTATCTTTCTGCATCAAATTGAAAGCAGCAGGCGTTAAAATGTATTGCGATACGACGTTGCAATTCGGACACCTTGCGCAGCAGGAGATATTCGAAAAGCATTTCGTTGATGCGTTTGCGAAGATGGAGCAGGATAAACAGCAGGAAAAAGCACAATGAAAATCCTCATCGGCGCTCCTGTGAAACAAGATGAAACGACTTTCAAGTATTACCTTGAATCGCTAGCCAATCAACAGCACACGTGCAGCGTTGATTATTTTTTTATACTGCATAACTCACCGCAACTGAAACAACATTTGCATCGGCATCAGTACGAGGAGTATTCCAACAATACCACGTATCAAAAGGATGACACGCATGTATGGAAGAATAACAATTTACGTGATGTAGCGAATATGAAAAATTATTTGCTTAAAAAGACGCTTGAAGAAGGCTATGACTATTTCTTCCTTGTTGATTCCGATGTCATGCTACACCCGAAAACATTGTCGCATCTCGTCGCTCAACAAAAACATATTTGCAGTGAAGTTTTTTGGACTCGTTGGCGTAGCGATGAAGAGGAAATGCCGAATGCGTGGGAACACGACTATTACAGCTACACCAAAATGGGCATGTGGAACAAGTGGAGAAAGAAAGGCTTGTATGAAGTAGGATACAGTGGAGCGTGTATTTTGATACACCGTGATGTCATCGCATCGGGCGTAACCTACTCACCACTGTATAATGTATCGTTCTCCAACTGGGAAGACAGAGCTTTTTGCATTAGAGCAGCAGCGCACGGATACAAGATATACATGGATACCCACTATCCTGCTACTCACTTGTACAGGGAAGAGGATGTGAAGAGTTATGGGCTACGTTGCAAAACATAAATTTTATTGTGACGAGTCGAAACAACACTATGACATCGGTGAAGGTTACATCACAATTGACCGTGAAAAGGAACGACGATTGTATAACCTTGGTTTCATTGAATACAGTGAGCACGATGCATACGAAGTAAAGGTGATAAAGACGAGGGGGAAGGTACATGCTAGACAACGCCCCGATACCACAGCTAATCACAGTAACTGAAACAGAGCCAGTGTGGCATCCTGTTACGGATGTAGAATTTAAGCGTTACGCAAGAATCGATGACGCTGTTGATGAAAATCCTTCACTGATCAACGAAATTATTCACGCAGCGACGCAGATTGTTGAATCTTACATGGGTACCGTGTTTCATCGCAGGACTTTCGTGCAACGCCAAACAGGTGGAGTAGAGTATATCCCTGCTATGAGAACGCCTGTAACGACAGTTTCATCTATCACGTATGCGGAGAGTTTCGAATCTTCCTATGTCACCGTCTCTACCTCTTCATACCGTGTCGGTGGCAACGACTTTTATCACAAAGACGGTTATTTCACAGCAGGCAGACCAGCCAATGGCTATGTCATCACGTATACGGCTGGCATGGTAGCAGACGCAACACCATCTACACTATCAACGGATATAAAAACGGCAGTGTTACGAGTCGCTGCGTTTCTTTATGAGAATCGGCAGGAGTATGCGACTGGATGGAGCGAGCAAGGATTTAGCATAAGCTACGACATCTTGAAGGGTGTTATCGGCAGAATTGTGAATCATTCAGCGTCAGCACGAGGGGTGTTTTAATGCTTACCTGCTTACGCAACACCATCACTATTCAATCGCTCACCGTTACACCAAGTGGCGGAGGAACGTTTTCCGAAGCATGGACGACTACATCGACAGCTTGGGCGCGTGTTGAAGGCGTTGCGGTGGAGGAGACACGGTTTGACAAGATACAACAAGTGGAACAGTATACGATACGCATGCGAAAACAGCCATTAAGCAACACGCAACGAATCGTTTATCTTGGCAAAGTGCTAGACATTGAATCCGTGTTGGATGAGACCCAATTGTCAAGGATGATGACGGTAAAAGCTAGGTGCGAAATATGATTAAATTCAGTATTCTCAACATAAATGCGTTGCGTGAAGAAATGAAACGGCTCAACGAACGCATCCAAGAAGAGGTTGACGAAACTATTTTGGCGATGTCACGAGTCGAGATCGAGACAGTAGCAAAAAGGAATGTACCCGTGGATAGCGGGCGTTTGCGTGCAAGTATCATCACGGTAACGAGAAACACAACCACGTTTAACTACACCGACCGTGAAGGCGGTAGCTACGATGGCATGTTGCGGACGGTACGAGCAAGACAAGGCGAGGTTATCGTCGGCACCAATGTAAAGTATGCGGAGAAAATACACGAGCGTGGTGGTGGCGGACCGAATTCCAGGCGTAGCAGTGGAGGACAAAAGAAACCAAAAGGTTACGGCAAGCATTTTTTGAAAAAAGCGTATGACAGAGCCGTTCCACGCATCATTGTAGCAGTGAAGCGCATAAAGGGGGTGCAGTGATATGTCAGCTATGTGGAGCGTACAAAAATCACTGTTCACTGCACTAAGCGCAAACGCCACATTGATGACTAAGATAGGAAACGCACTATACGACGAGCCTCCCACAAACTCGACGTATCCGTACATCACGATTGGGAGCATGACGGAAACGAATGCGAATCGTTTAAGTAAAGATGGTTTCTATGTCACGCTTGAGATGAGAATCTTCACTAAAAACGGACGTGGTGGTTTCAAGTTAGCAAAGGAAATTATGGAACTTGTGAATCAAACAATAAATCTAAAAAAATTCACCATGGACACTTATACTATGGTGCAGTGCTTTTACCGTTATAGCTCCACGGAGCGTGACGAGGACAAAAACATCATCAATGCAAATTATGATGTCATTTGTCACTAACATTTGAGGAGTGATTGAATCATGGCAGGCACTTTTGCATTTGGTGCAATATTCAAAATTGGAACAACAACCATTTCAGAAATCACAAGCATCTCCGCTCCAAACTTGTCGGCAGAAACGATCGATGTCACGACGCATTCTAGCGCAGACCGTTACCGTGAATTCATCAAAGGTTTGCGTGATGGTGGAGAAATCAGCATCGAAGGAAACTATACAACCGCATCAGCGTCCGCTACGATTATTGCGCTAGAAACAAACTCTACGCAAACGGTCACAGTCGATTATCCAACATCTCCATCAGTAACACGGTTCACCGCAACAGTGTTGACGACTGGGTTCACAATGGAGGCGCCTGTTGATGGCACAATCCCATTCAGCGCATCTTTCAAAGTAACAGGGCGACCAACACTAGGGCAAATCTAGTAAACTATTTTCAAGGGGGAGCATTATATTATGACAAGGGACATAATCAATTTAGACAAACCACGTAAACTTTTGTACGACTTAAATGCGATGCAAGCATACGAGAAAGTCACTGGAAAATCAGCGTTTGATCCGATTGAAAAAGTCGACGCTACTGTTTTAGGAGCGATGCTGTGGGCGTGTCTAATCCACGAGGATGACGCAATCACACTAAAAGAAGTTGGAAAACTCGTTACAATGAAAAACTTAAACTACGTTGCAAGCAAACTCAACAAAGTTATTGAGGAATCTATAAAAACCGATGATGAAGAGTCGGGCGAATCCTCAAAAAACTGAAACCGCCACGCATCATCGAATTGTGGGCAAACGCCGTCACAGCGTTCGGACTCGCCCCACGTGATGCGTGGCGTTTAACGCTAAGAGAGTATCACTATTTAAGCAAATCACATGAAGCAGGGGCGAAACGGGAACACTATCGTTTTGCCCTTGTGTGCAGCGTGATAGCAAATGCCCATCGGAGTAAAGGCAAACCGTTTAAGCCCGATGACTTTATGCCACGAGAAAGACGAAAGAAACAGACATGGCAAGAGCAGCTACAAGTATTACAACAGTTTGTAGCGTCTTACGGAGATAAGAAAAGTGGTGGTGACGAAACATGATACAAGAATTATTTGTGAAGATATCGTCTGACTTCAAAGAGTTAAACAGAGGTTTCACCGAAGCATTTCGAAATGCAAAGACTTTCAGCAGCAAAATGGAAGGCTTGACATCGCTAGGGGACAGCATGAAAAACTTTGGAGCGTCGATGACTGGGTTTGTCACGCTACCCCTCGCTCTTGCGGGTGGAGCAGCGATAAAGCTAGCGAGCGACATGGAAGAAACGCAGAACAAAGTTAGCGTTGCATTCGGCGACTCGGCGCAAGCGGTGAAGGATTGGTCAAAAACATCCATTGAATCAATGGGACTAGCGCAACAGTCAGCACTTGACGCTGCTGCTTTATTCGGCGACATGGGCACATCGATGGGGATAGCACGAGACGATGCAGCAGAAATGTCAATGGGGCTCACGCAACTTGGCGCAGATTTAGCGTCTTTCAAAAACGTGGGCATCGACCAAGCGATGGGCGCATTAAAAGGAGTTTTCACAGGAGAAACGGACTCGCTGACGCAATTAGGATACGTGATGACGGAAACAAATCTCAAAGCGTTTGCGATGAGTAAGGGTATCACCAAAAATGTCGAAGATATGACGCAGGCAGAGAAGGTTAATCTAAGGTTTGCATTCGTTATGGAAGCTACAAAAAATGCGCAAGGAGATTTTTCACGCACAAGCGAAGGCGCAGCGAATCAGATGCGTATGTTCGGGGAATCGCTAAAAGAATTGGGAGCGATTTTAGGCGCTACGATTTTACCCTTGTTCACGAAAGTTATAAAATTTACCAACGGAATACTGCAAGAGTTTATGGGATTATCGGAAGGAACGAAAAAAGTCATCATTGGTGTAGGAGCGTTTGCGCTTGCATTGGGTCCAGTGATTGTAGGAATCGGGGCTGTTTTAGCAGCATTGCCACTGATGACAACTGGATTCATGATGGTGATCCCTGCTGTAAAAGCCCTTGGAGTAGCACTAAGTTTTCTTGCGTTAAATCCGATAGGAATGGTTATAACAGCAATTGGCGCGCTTATTGCAGCAGGGGTTTATTTATCGAAAGGCTGGGGCGAAACGCATGCTAAAATGTTAAAAATCAGCACAGCAATTTCATATGCGGTAGAAAAGGCATTGTCTCACGCTAAGTCAGCAGCGTTGTTTGCAATCGATAAGATTTTAGCAGGGCTAAACTTAATCCTAAAATTCGTTCCGGGGTTTGAAGATAAGGTTGATACATTGCGAAAGTCTTTGTCCACCATGATGGGTGACGAATCAATAAAGCGTCAAAGTGAAGCGGTGAAGTATGCGTCTGATCAAGCTGGATTGTCGATGATTGCAGCATCTTATGCCGCCGAAGAGGCACGACAAAAAACAAAAGCGTTGGCAAATGAACTAAAAAACTCAAAAGATGCATCCGTGAAATACGATGACGGTATGAAAAAGCTTATGGAGAGCATCGCAAAAGCAACACCTATAAAAGACAAAGCAACCACTTCCGAAAAGAGCAACAAAAAAGCAGTCGACGCAACAACTGAATCGCTGAAAAAAGCTACAGAGGCAGAAAATGAACGTGCCAAGGAACAGTACGAAAACACCGTTACACAGCTTGACAAACTCGGCGCAGCGATAACAGAAGCATTGAAAAAACGGTACGCAGCGCAGGAAAAAATAGAACTTGCAGCGTGGGAAAATAGAAAGAAAAAGGATAAAGCAGGTTTGGAAGAATCTTTCTCTGCTTATAAAAAAGCGTATGATAATGATGTAAAACTATTAAAGGATAAGCACAAAAACGAATTAAAATCGTTCAACGATGCGCAAAGTAAAAAGCTTGCAATTATCAACGCCGAAACACTTCAAGAGTTGGACAAGGTGCAAAAGCAAATCGATGACATACAAAATCTCACCAAAACAGAAGAAAAGCAGTTAGAAGAGCAAGCGTATAACACCAAAATCGCAGAATTGCAAAAAGAGGTACTCACCGCTAAATCAGCGGAGGAACGCTTAAAAGCGCAAGCTAAACTTGATGAAGAAATGCAAAAACGTCAACGAGAGTTACTTTTAGAATCAAGAAAAATAGAGATTGAATCGTTGGAAAAACGTATGAACGACATACGAATTGACGGCGAAGAAAGGAAAAAACAACACGAGTTTGATACAGCCACTGCATTGACAGCTTTAGAAACTCGGTTAGAAAACGAGCGCATCGCTAGTGAAGAATCCTACACGCAAAAAGAAGAGACGTATCAAAGAAATCTTCAGCAACTAGACGGATACATCGAAGATGAGGTTTCAAAGGTTAGGTCAAAATTCGAAACATTGACAAGCGATGAAAAGTTGTTTGAGGAGTCACGGCGACTAGCACTAAGAGAGAATCAAGACGAATTGATAAAATTGCTCAACGAGTATAATCCGAAGTGGCAGGATGCAGGACAAAGTTTCGGGCAGAGCATGCTAAACGGATTGAACTCGATGAAGTCAAGCATCCAGCAAACGGTCAACGAGATACTGGGCATGGTTGGCAAGATTGAAAACGAGAAACGCTATTTGCAGGGATTAATCGAACAGGGTAAACAAACAGGAAATACAGGGTTGGTGAATTGGGCAAAACAGCAAGGCAGTTTATTAGGCGTGCCGTTTCTAGCGGACGGCGGAATCATCACGTCACCAACGCTAGCAATGGTCGGCGAGGCAGGAACGGAAGCGGTTATTCCACTCAATCGACTGAACGACTTTGGCGGAGCAAAGGAAACGAATATATACTTGGATGGACGAAAAATAACAGGGGTCCTCGCTCCAACGATGGTGGACATGATACGTGGTCGTGTAGGGAGTGCATACTGATGCAGATCATCATATCGGGGATTGACAGAACAAATCGGTTCCGCTCGGGTTCGCTGGAAATCGAAGACACAATCAACGAGCGCTCCATGGCACGTCTGCAACTTGTAGACGTGTCCATGACGATGGATTTACAGGATGGGCAACAGATACAGATATACGATGACTATTCTACGCTTATATTTGCTGGGTTTCTCCTGTATCCGAAGAAGCATGTTCCGCTAGCTAAAAATGCGTGGTATTACGACGTAGAGTGCGTCGATAATCACCAAATTGCAGACAGATGGCTTGTAGCAAAAACATATACGAACACTGCCGTTCACACGATTGTAAATGACCTGTATACTACGTATCTCGTGCCAGATGGTATAACGCTAGGCAACATCGCTACAACGTCTGTAACGCTTGATAAAGCGTCTTTCCCAAGGGTTGGCACGGTGTCCGATGCGCTAAACGAGTTATGCGATATAACGGGTTTCAATTGGTACATTGATTATGACAAGAAATTTTATTTTACCCCTCGTAGCTTTTTTGTTGCTCCATTCGGAATCACCACTACGTCAAGTATAAACAATGTTCAAGTGCGACAAGACCGTTCGCAGTATCGGAATAGACAGTACATCCGTGGTGGTCAGATACAGACGGATGAAATCGCATTAGAAAAGCCGACACCAAATCCCGATGGCGTATCTCGTGTTTTCATTACACGGTTTCCGATATCGGATAAACCTAGAATATTTATAAACAGTGTTGAAATAACAGCTACGGATATAGGGGTAAACGGTGTAGACAAAAACAAAAAGTATTACTATGATGTGGGGAAGAACACGATTGTTCAGGACGGAACGCAGACTGTTTTATCAACAGCAGACGTGATACAGGTAACATATAAAGGCTTAATTTCCCTTGCCGTTGTATCGGAAGATCCCATTTCCATCGCAAACCGTGCATCGCTAGAAGGTAACACAGGCGTATACGAGCGTATCGATGTCGACACATCCATTGTGTCACGTGGTGAGGCGATATCGATTGCGACAGGAAAGCTTGAAAAATACACAAAAGTAGCGCGACAAATCACGTATGATACGTACACAGCAGGACTCGCCGCGGGGCAATTGCAAACCATCACGCTACCCGAATACAATATAAGCTCTACTGATTTTCTGATTGACAAGGTTACTATATCGGAGCTCGATGGAGCGGGGCGACTCGTATACACGGTGCACGCTATCGACGGCGATCCACTTGGAGGATGGCAAAAATTCTACAACGACTTACTCAAACAAGACCTAAAAGCGAGTATCAGGGAAAACGAATTACTGGTCATCCTCACCGCTACATCGGAAACGGAGGGCTGGACGGAGGCGGTAACACAGACAACACAAGCGTGTTTTGTTCCGTCTGAATTTTTGTATCCGTCAGATACTCTTATACCGTGCGGATTGCCTACTGGAACACTTTCGATATCACCGACGTCTTGGTCACCAACTGCAACTACCGCATCGACAACGATCAGTGTTACATCAAATGTTGCGTGGAATGTTTTCAGCAACCAACCTTGGCTTACGTTTACTCCTGTAAGCGGTTCTAACAACGGTTCTGTTGTGGCGACGGTGGCGCAAAACACATCTTCAACTCGAACTGGAGCTATCACCATCATTGGCGGAGGAGTGACGCAAACGGCGTCAGTGACGCAGGCAAGTATTCCGCAGTCAGTTTACGCAAGTGTTACAAACGGAGATATTTACAAACAAACTGGTGGTACAGGGAATTTTGTTGCGTTAAGTCAAACGTCTAGGCAGTGGAGCGCAATGACTTCTGCTAATGGCAATGTATATTCTGCGGTTGTTTTTGGAGACATTTACATGCAAAGTGGTGGTACAGGGAATTTTGTTGCACTCGGGCAAACTTCAAGAGGGTGGCGTGGTATGACAAAACTCGGTAGCGATGTATATGCTTGTGTAAATGGTGGCGACATTTACAAGCAAACTGGAGGTACAGGGAATTTTGTTGGGCTTGGGCAAACAGTAAGGGGTTGGATGGCTATGGCAACCGCAAATGGAAACGTATACGCTTTTGTTCAAAATGGTGACATTTATATGCAGACTGGCGGTACAGGGAATTTTGTCGCACTCGGTCAAACAAATAGGAACTGGGTTGACGCAACATCTAATAACGGAAATGTTTATGCAGCAGTGAACAACGGCGACATTTACATGCAAAGTGGTGGTACAGGGAATTTTGTTGCACTCGGGCAAACTTCACGGACATGGACTGGAATGGCGTCCGCCAATAATGATGTATACGCGGCAACATTTACTGGCGACATTTACAAGCAAACTGGAGGTACAGGGAATTTTGTTGGGCTTGGGCAAACGTCTAGACAGTGGTCGAAGATGACATCTTTGTAAACAGCTTTTCGGCTACAAGCTACACTCAGGCTACAAAAAAGCTGCAACACGTTTAAGGTTGAAAAGTTAGTATATATATAGCTTTTCTACCTCTATATATATAAAATGTAGTCTTGTAGTCTAAAATATATATAAATATATATAAAAAAATATGCGTTACTGCACGCAAGCACAGTAGCGTTTTAGAATGTATCAAATGTTCAGACTACACGGCTACAAGACTACAAAAAGCTACGGAGGTGTGACGCATGGAAGATAAAAAAGGATGGCTTGGACAATATGAAATTAGCGTGGGAGACGAGCGATTTATCATCAACAACCTCATCACCGATGCGGGGTTGGACATGGTGCGCAACGCATTTAACGGCGAGCTCACATCAACAGAAATACGCTACTTGGCGGTGGGAACGTCTGCTACAACGCCAAGTACGACGCAGACGCAGTTAGGGGCAGAGATATTCCGCACGCCGTTCATAGCGTCAACCAAGCCCGCTACGGGGCAACTAGAAAAAACGGCTGTTGTTCTTGAAACGGAAGCCGTGGCGAATATCCGTGAGATTGGAATTTTTGCAGGAAGCACGGCGACAACAACGTCAAATAGTGGTATAATGGTATCGAGGGTACTATACTCACGCAACAAGACGAATCTAGAAACGATTCAGATTGTCCGTAGGGATACGATACAAAGGGGGTAACATCGTGCCAACGTATACCAAAACAACATGGGTGAACGGATCGTCGCCTGCGGTGAGTGCTACAAACCTAAACAAAATTGAAACAGGCATTGAAACAGCAACGCCTCTTACTGGGCAAACGTCCACCACGAATACTGGATGGACGGCTACGACTGATGCAGGTTTTGCGGTGAAGAAAGACGTTGCGATAACGGGGGTATTGGCTACAATGTATGCGGATATCCTTTTCACAACAGCGTCTTTCACGATTGCGCAAGACGCAAACATTGGATACGCCGTGACATACAACGGCGGTGTCACGTTATACGCCGATAATGCGCCGAGTGGAACAGTTACATTTGATTATGTCATATCCAAAGGGTGAGGCGATATGGGAAGTGGACGAACGAATCTAGGTGGCGGATACGTCAAAGTGAGCTATAACATCACGAGCATCACAGGGTTGCCATTGACACGTATCAATCCAACGCCACTAAGTGTTGCGCGCTATAATTTAGCAGGCGCAACGGTGGGGAATTATGCTGTTTTTGCAGGGGGATACACAGGCGCTGTGTCGTCTACTGTCGACGCATACGATAGGTCGCTCGTGCGGACTACACCAACAGCATTAAGCGAGGCGCGTTATAATTTAGTGGGCGCATCAGTAGGAAACTACGCCGTTTTTGCAGGTGGAATCGGAGCAGCGACAAGCTCCACAGTCGACGCATACAATACCTCGCTTGTGAGGACAACGCCCACGGCATTAAGTGTTGCGCGCGCGCACCTTGCTGGCGCATCAGTAGGAAACTACGCGCTTTTTGCAGGTGGAGTCGGAGCAACGTACAGTTCCACGGTAGATGCGTATGATGCATCGCTTGTGAGAACAACACCTACGGTTTTAGGCGTTCAACGTAGCGACCTTGCAGGCGCATCAGTAGGAAACTACGCGCTGTTTGCAGGCGGAAAGAATGCTTCTGTTGCTTCATCAAACTTTGTAGACGCTTATAATACGTCACTTGTAAGGAGTTCGCCGCCAGTACTGACTCTGCCCCGATATGGCATTGCAGGAGCATCGGTTGGAAGCTATGCTGTTTTTGCAGGAGGAAGAGAGTCATTATCAATTCCAACAAGTATTATCGATGCGTATGATACGTCACTTACTAGAATCGCAGCAACACTTAATGTTGCTAGAGGAGACTTTATTTTAGGAGGTTCGAGCGTTGCAAATTACGCAATTATTGGTGGAGGAACTCAAACACCTGGTCAGGCATCGCCTGTGGCGGAGTCGATTAATGCATCGCTGATTGCGGTTGTTGAAACAGGGTTCACTACACAGAGATACGTTCACGCATCCGCTAGCATAGGTGGATATGTGCTTTTTGCGGGAGGTTTCAACGGAACGACTTTATCATCCGTAGAAGCCTATGCTCCTGCAATAAAAATAAACTTACCAGCAGGCTCAAAACACCTATTCTCCCCTGCTACAAGCGAAACAACGGTTGTATCACAAACCACACTAACACTATCTTCTCCTGTATCAGGATACGTAAAATTCAAAAAAGGAACGGTGACGAGTGCATGATTAAGTATACGATATGGGATAAAAAAAGAACACTATATCCGCCAGTCGGCGAAAAGCTTACCACTGAAAAGGTGTTTGAGAAGTGGGGATGGGCGGAGAATCCTGCTTGTACAGTTGTTATTTCAGAAATCGATGGTGTACTGCAATCTTTCGACAACCTCGGAATCCTGAAACAAAATTACTCCATTACCGAAAGCGACCCTGTAAAAGCTGTTACACTGATTGAAGAAATTCTCAACGCTCCACCGCCTCCACCCGCTCCACCGCAACCTGATACAAACGAAGCTATTGTTGCACGGCTTGACTACATGATTATGATGCAGGAGGGGCTATGAGATGAACTTCGAAACGATAAAGAAATACTTCACACTTGGGATGTGGAGCAAAAAAATGGTTGGCAACGCTGTGAAAAAAGGAATCATCACAGCAGCGGAATATACAGCAATAACAAACGAAAAGTGGGAGGGCTAAGCAATGGTACAAGTTTCTGGATTAGCAGAGAAATCGGGAAGATACTTGCGTGAAAACAGCACATCTTATAATCACGCAGACGCAGAACACGGTGCATACGGGTTCGACGGTTTCGAATACATTAGTGATACGGTAGCGCACACCCCTCCTGCTGGGCAGGTGTTTTTCGCTTTACAATTCATCGACGCATCCGTGGTGCTCTCTTTGGCTGGAACGGGAATCACAGGTAACACCATCGGCGGTGCCGCTTTCCCTGCGGGCTTTACACTGTACGGACGTTTCACTAGTGTACAATTAACCTCTGGACGTTGTGTCGCACAGAAAGTAGCCTACAACACAATTACGGTGTTGCCATGATAATTTATACCTTGGAGCAGTTTACAGCCGATACACGTCATTTGTATGCGTCTGATGCGACATTGAAAAGTATACATGACGCATGCAACCAACAAGAGATATACGACGCATGTGAATCAGGGTATACGGCGGTGTGCTTTAACCGTGAGGAAACGTTCCTCACGCAAACGCCCGATATCATTGTTCAGTCGTATCAACTGCAAGATGGACAATCACTATATGCGATTTTGAAAAGCGAAGTTATACACAGCATCGTTGTAACAGATGGCGATCCCGCTCCACACAGCCAAAATGTTATAGGCGACTTGGCTAAAAGCGATGCAATTGAAAAGATTAAATCAACACTTGTTTCACAGGTACGGCTAAACCACGATGCACATACATCTACCGTTCGACAACAAGCAGAAGAGTCTGCACATGAAACACTAGTTTTGGAATTAATCGAAAGGGGTGTTTTGTAGTGCCGATTGTAAATATTCTTAGAAAATTATACATTAAAAACTTGTTTTCATTGGAAAAGTTAGAAAAATTTTATGAGGAAGGTCACATTACAGCATCAGAAAAAAAATACATTTTAACGGGAAGTTACGAGGAAGAGGGTGATTCCGTTGAATCCGATGCTGGGACTGGGGAAAAGTCTAATCCGTAACGGAGGTTTTGGCGGCGCACCTGCTGTTCCGTGGACACCTGTACAACTTTCAACAGCGTTGTGGCTTGACGCTGCTGACGCATCAACGCTTACGCTGAACGGTTCAACGGTTAGTCAGTGGAGGGATAAAAGCGGAAACGCTCGACACGTGGCGCAGGCGACAGCTGCAAACCAACCTACACGCACGCTAAACGGTTTGGCTGGGCGCACCGTGCTAACGTTTGACGGCGCTGATTGGTTGTTTAATGCTACCCCTGGTGCGCTGATCCGAAATGTGGCTGGTGGCACCATGGCGGCAGTTATCAGCTATTCCGTCATTCCCGCAGTGGCTGGAGTTCCCGTCGGTGTGGTAAACCCTACGCCAAACGCCCGGTTCAATCTCAACCTACAAGTCCCGAGTGCATTTCTAAGCACCGGAGCGCGGCGACTGGACACCGATACATCGGCAAGTTCAAGCTCGTCTGTGGCGCAGGCAATCAACACCCCAGTCATTCAAGTCGGCGTAGCAGATTTTGCAGGAAATTCGCTTCAACTGTTTGCAAATGGCACGGGGGCGACGGCTGGTAGTTATTCCTCTGGTGCGGGAAACAGCAGCAATACAGACGCAAACACTCTGGTAGTGGGAGGCTCGTCGCCGGATGATGGCGTCACCGTAAACAACCCACACAGCGGCTTTGTCGGTGAAGTCGTCATCACCAACACCGCCATGTCCACCGATGACCGTCAACGTCTTGAAGGTTACCTCGCATGGAAATGGGGGCTAGTAGCAAGTCTACCAGTGACGCATCCGTACCGCCTGTCGCCGCCTTTCGTTGGCACTGCGCCATTCGATGCAGACGCACAAGCTTACATCATTGCGGTCGAAGCTGCTGATGGGCAAACGCTGGAACCTGCTGTTCGCACTGCAATAAACGATTTTGTTGTGGGCTGCAAGAATGACGGCATATGGACTGCCATTGGCTCATCGTGCATTTTGGCTGGCGCACGCACGCTGGCGGGCGCTTTGGTTCCGTTGCGTGGAACTGCCCCGACCAACTTCAACTTCGTGTCTGGCGATTACAACCGCAAAACAGGGCTAATCGGAAACGGCACAACGAAATATTTGGACAGTAACCGCAACAACAACACCTCCCCGCAAAACAATTTTCATGCAGCAGTTCATGTCACGCAACCGCATACAGCAGTTACCAACACCACATACTTGGGCGTAGCATTCGGCGTGCCTGGCATTAGTCACTTAGGAGTGGCAAAATCCGGCGTAAACGACTTGTTTTTTAGAGTGCAAACCATTGTTGCGTCAAGCAGCGTAGGCGCTGGAAATACAACAGGTTTTATAGGGGCGAGTAGGCTAGAAGCATCGTCTTACAACATTCGCTTTGGGAACTCAAACACAAATGTGGTTGAGGCATCGGAAATACCTCACAATGGAAATCTCCTAGTTTTCGGCAGAGTCGCAGGACAACCATATGTTGACGGTCGCATCGCCTTTTATTCTATCGGTCAGTCTTTGAACCTTGCGCAGTTTGATAGCCGTGTGACGGCACTCATCAACGCATACGGGGTTGCAATACCGTGATTTTTTTGTCCGTATAAGAACTTTTTACCAACAGTGTAAAACTTTTTTAAGGAGGGGCACGTGTGGAACACATTTTAACAAAAGTAAACGTTAATCGTGTGGGGGTGAGCATTGCTATGGCATCGATTTTCGCCACTGTGACGGCAATTTTTGGAGAAATAACACAGATTCATAAGCTACTTTTTGCGGTTATGTTGCTGGATTATGTCAGCGGTGTATCGGCTGCCATTGTAAATAAAAGTGTATCATCTAAAAAAGCACACATTGGCGTTATTAAGAAAATTTCTATTATAGCACTAGTAGCGTTCAGCCATCAAGTCGACATATACCTTGGGACGAATGTGGTGTGCACAGGCGTTATCGCTTTTTTCATAGCAAACGAGTTTATGAGCGTGATGGAAAATTACAGAAATATCGGCTTACCCATCCCTGACAAACTTGTAAAAGTGATGGATGTATTCGCTAAAACGGAAAGCAAAAATGGATAGCCCTTTTGGTGGGCTATTCGAGGCGCTGGCGTTTCTTACCTGCGCCATCAGCTTTTTTGTTTTGGGGTTGTGCGTGAAAAATGACGGAACGTTGCATCGGATGAAGCGTTCTATCAACCGCATTGAAAGGCAATTGGGGTTGAGGGAGACGCATGAAATAACGTTTCGCGAGTTTCGCGAGATAGTTAAAAATTTTGAAGAAGAGGAGGACAAAGACGATGTTGATAGCTATTGACGCTGGACACGGTCCCGAAACAGCAGGGAAACGTTCGCCCGATGGAACACTACGAGAGTATCAGTTTAACAGTGCAGTGGCGGACGAGATGGAAAAACTGTTAAGCGCATACAAGTGTACTTTTTTTCGAACTGATGAAAAAAATAAAGACGTTTCCCTCACCGCACGCACAACGGAAGCCAACACAAAAAAAGCGACTCTATTCATTAGTATACACGCCAACGCCGTGGGCAATGATTGGAACGCATCGGGGGGCATTGAAACACTGATACGTGACGGCGATCCAACAAGCGAGCGGTACCGTGAAGATTTTGCAATTGCAACGGCAGTACAGCGTCGCCTCGTGCAGGGCACGAAGCTACGAGATAGACAAGTGAAGCAACGCAAAGACCTTCACATTCTCAACGCATCACGTTGCCCCACGATACTCGTAGAGGCAGGGTTTATGACGAATCGCACGGAGTGCAACCTCCTGAAAAGCCCTGCATATAGGAAACTCGTAGCGGACTGCATCGCAAAAGGAATCGTGGACGTGTACAAGCTCGCCAAAAAGTGAAACGATTGTTGCGCCAAACATATGCCCCGCTCCAGAGGAGGGGCTTTTTTTTGCGTCAAAAAAAATTTTGAAAAAAGTTCATTTTACTGTTGACGGCGTTATTATCATATTGTATACTGTTCTTAGGTGATACGGAAACGGTCACACTAAAACCAAAAGGCGGATGATGAAAATGAAAATTTACGACAACGGAATTCTTTACAGCTTTTATGGATTAAAAACTTTACTCCTTCGTTGTGATGGCGAACCAGTACCAAAAACTTTATTTCGCAATCCCGTCAGTTATGACCACGTCGTTTTGGAAAAAGAAGGCATCGACTACGACGTTGTAGTTGACCACGAGGGGCAAAAAATCCCCGTTACGATGAATGGGATTGTTTTTAGCAGACATACATTAATTGACGATCTTGAAAAAGACTTAGTTTCTGGAAACTACGTGTTCTTTTATAAAGTTGATGACGCAATTTTGTATACGGAAAACAAATTCTTAAACGCATTGCAGTACGCATATAAATACACCCATCTAAAAAGCGTTGGCGATGCGCACTTTTTTGAAGCAGAAATCGATTTTGCCCTGCAAGAATCAGAAATTTTTGCAGGATGACTAAAAACATCACCGCCCCACGGCGGTTTTTTTTGTATCAATTTCGCATCGTCAAGAAATTGAAAAAATTTTTCAAAAAAGTTTATATATGCGCTTGACGCTATCGCAATCATATGATATACTCTTATCAAGTCGCAAGGGAAACACGAGGCGACAAAATAAAAGGGGGAACACGCATTATGGGTATTCTTATTGCAGAAAAGCGGCGTGATATGGGGATGACGCAACTGGAACTTGCGGAGCGCATCGGGGTACGACAGGAGACGATGTCACGCATCGAACGAGGGGCGCAGGTACCAAGCTACGTTGTCGCCAAAAGCATTGCAGAGGTATTAGGAGAGTCGAAAGCTTTCGAGCCTAGCGAGGGTAGCCATGAGCGATTTTTCCGCAACGCAAATCAGAGTCGAGCTTTCCGTTTCTTCAACATTGACGCTGTGAAAACGTTCCTAAGTGGTTCAGGCGTTGAGATTGACACAAGCAATATCTTTGGAGGAGGTGACAAGAGATGACGCAGAAACACGCATTACTATCGCCAAGTGCAGCGTATCGGTGGATGGCTTGCCCCGCATCGATACAAGAGTGTCAAGAAGTGCCGTATAAAATGCCACGTGACACGAGCGCAGCAGAGTTAGGATCTAAGGTTCATGCAGCGGTTGAAAAAAAGTTTTCAGGGAAGGACGCAGAAGATGTTGAGGTGATTGAAAGCGCAGCGGACGACTTTGTGGAGTATGTGAAGAGTTTCGATTTTGACACGGTGTACAGTGAAAAAACTCTATACATCAAGGAGCAACCCGATTGTTGGGGAACGGCGGATATCGTAGGAGTAAAAGGCGACACGCTTTACATCATCGACTTGAAATATGGCATGTATCCCGTATCGGCGTTATGGAATCCACAATTGATGATATACGCTTGCGCCGCCTTGGATACACTGGATGGCTTGGAGCACGTGAAGGCGGTCACTATGATTATCTATCAACCACGATTAAAAAACATCGATGAATTCACGTTGTCACGCAAATCGCTGGAAAACTGGAAGACAACAAAACTACTCCCATCCGCACAAATCGCACTAGGAAACTACGGAGAGTATGCGCTCGGAACGCATTGCCGATACTGCCCCGCCAAAAGTGCATGCGTAGCACGAAACGGCGAAATTTTTGAAAGAGTCGTCGAGGCGTGTGGGCAGTATCGTGAGGTCACGGAAGATACGAAATTGCAAATGATTGACAATATCATGAAACGTCACGATGAGTTATCGAAGTTTCTTAAAGAAGTTAAGGAATACGCACATTATGCGATGACGCAGGGTCATGAGTTTGAGAGCGTCAAGCTCGCAGACGGAAACAAAACAAGGTTTATCACAGACGTTGATGGATTAATTGAAAAGCTGAAAGAATTGGGAATTGATGAATCAGATTATAAAGATATGAAAAGCGTCGCATCGCTTGAAAAGATCGTCGGCAAAGACGTGCTACAGTTTTTCGTTGGCGAGCGAGCAGGTGCTCCTGTGGTGAAGAGGAGGATAAAATGAATCGCAAGGAGGTGTATGACATTTTGGTGAGCATAGACGCCGTGTTGAGCGGCGTTTATTCCCCACAAGAAAAACTTGACGCTGTGAAGGGGGTGGTGGATAGCTTTACAGGAGCATGGATCGAGTCGACGACTTATGAAGCCGTTTATGCGTTGGCTAAACAAAAGGTAAGCACTGGGAAGATGATGCAGGTGAAGGCACTTGTTAAACTGTGCGGAGTGGATCGCTTGGAGGAGTTGAGAGATGACGCAACAAAGATGGCAGCGTTCCACGACTTTCTGAAAATTTTATAAAAAAAAGTCGTTTCTACTGTTGCAATGGTTGCGCCGATGTGTTAATATGAAGTATAACGCTTTTGAGGGGGGCGATGCGTATGATTGTGTAAAGCCGTTGACGACACACGAAACCGCATGAAACTGAACGAAACCGAACGAAACCGTATGAAACCGTATGAAACCAAACAAGGGGAGCAGATGAAACCATGAAAACAACACTTAAAACAGTACGTTTCAGCTATGCGCATGTTTTTGAGCCACGAGGGTTTGACGGAAACACGCCGAAATACAGCGCATCGCTGTTGATTGACAAAAGCGATGAAGCACTTGTAAAGCGAATCAAAGAGGCGTTACAGGTTGCGATTGACGAGGGTATCCCAAAAAAGTGGGGAGGGAAGAAGCCTGCAAAGCTTGACATTTGCTTGCGAGACGGCGACACGGAGCGACCAGAAGATCCAAACTATGCAGGGAAATACTACATCAACGCTAGCAATGTAAAGCAACCTACGGTACTCAATCAATACGCTAAGCCAGCGACACAAGACGAGTTTTATAGCGGATGCTACGGCGTAGCGGTGGTGGACTTCTACCCGCACAGCCACAAAAATATGAAACACGGCGTTTATGCGCAGTTGCTTGCGGTGATGAAAACGGAAGATGGCGAATCGTTCGGAGCGTCGGGGATCGACTTGTCGGAGCTAGCACAATTCGCAGTGAAGCCAAGCGATACGGCGTTGGACTTCTTATGATGAAGGTTATAATCAACGACACAATTGAAACGTTTTGGGAGTCGCTATTAATTAAAGGGATGCAGTCTCCCGAGCGGCAACTGATAAACCAATGCGCCGTTCCACAGTACGTTGTCCTCGGGGAAGGCAAAAACAAATGCGCCATCCGAAGAGATGGAGAAATCGAATATATTGAAGGCGACGCAGGTGTTTTAGAAGCGACGATTTACGGTGAAAATGAAGACCTCGTAAAGCTATTGCTGTTTCATGTAGGCGAAATTATTTGTAAGTGCGACAATGGGATGATTTTTAAGGGGGTCATAAAAGAGTTTTCAGCAACAGAGGGCGTTTCGGGAGCGGTGAAAGTCACGATGCAGTTGTATCGTCTGTAGAAAGGCAACACGGGAAAGTGAAAAAAACTTTCCCTTTTTTCTTAAAATGCGGTTGACATCGTCGCTATCATATGATACAATGAACTTGTAAGATAAAACAAGGGAGGTTGTACCGATGCAAAATTACATTTGGAATCCCACGCTACGGCTCGGGGCGGTTCGGACGATTGAGGGCTATGAAAAGATTGTTGACCTCGAGGAATTAATCGCCCACGCCAAAAGCGAAAGCAATCCGAAGCTACACGACTTTGTCAACCGCACAATACACGAAGATATCCTACTACAAGAGGATGACAAGGACGAAGACGACGGCGAAGAGTTTGAAGTAAGCATGGAAGACCTAAAAAACATTGTCGATGAGTTATTGAAAAACAAAAAATTTAGGGAGGACGTGGGGTTGGATGGTAGTAAAGATTAATGCAACGGAAGTCATTGACAGGGCGTATAGACAACGGCTTTATCAACAATATGCAGAGTACTACGGTGTAGACGAGGCGGAATTAGAAACGATTATAACGGAGCATGAAGATGAGCTACAAAAATTGATTGACAAAATGTATGTGAAGATTGACAAGCTAGAAAAAGAAACAGACTAAACAGAGGGGGTTCCCCCCTCTTCACACGGCAAAGGAGTAAAAAAATGGACATACGAATCGTACGATACAGTGATCCACTAAGAATAAACTTGGCGAGGAATGCAGCGATTTACTTGGGAAAAGAAGATCGGGATAACATCCGCCGCCCTCTAAACATCTTACGGATGGGGCACACGCTGGAGATCTTCCGTGGTGAATCCGTAGAGTTTTCATTCACAGGCGTATCGAAAGAGGTATACGACCACCTCACCACATACACGACGAGGAACATGCGTGTAACGTGCGGGAATCGTGCAAAACTAAGCGACGGATGGGTGATGCCAACGGATAAGATGAAAAATTCTTCATTCGTCGGTACCGTGATACAGGAGGTGCACAAGTGGTATCGTGAGCTGGCGCATAAAGAGTCACCGCAGGTGGCACGTTCGGCGATGCCGTGTGGAGCGACGATGAATGAGTTCGTGATACAATTTAATTTTGCAACGTTGATGCAGGCTGTTTTTCCGCAACGCATATGGACACATGGAGCACAAGGCAACACGAAGATTGTGGTGCAACGCATGTATGAATTATTGTTGGAGCATGATACAGAGTTATGGGAGGTTGCCCGTGATTGTTTTGGCGAAGGCGCAAACGAGTGGATGCAGGCGTATCGGAAACTGAAAAAAACGGATAGAGGGCAACTGTTGATTGATGAAATCGTCGGAGAATTTGGGAAAACGAAAAATATGTGGGAGTGAAGAAGATGAAAAGGAAACGGTTGCTTTACTACATCGCCGTGGCGTTGAATTTTTTAGCGGTGAGACTAGCAAGACGAAGACTGACGCAAGAACAGTTTGACAAAATGAACGGAGGGGAAAAAAGGTGACAAAGTTTTTTATAACGAGCTTCACAAGAGAAGAGTTTGAAAAGTATAAAGAAATGCATGAAAATTGCGGAACAAAAGTTTATGAAGTGCTGGTTGAATTTGACTTGAAAGGCAACGGCTTTTTTACACTGCTGACAGCAGCGTTAAGTGGAGACAATGCGATAGACGAAATTGTTAAAAAGTGCAAAACCGAAGAAATAGTCAAATACGAAATTATAGGGGAAGAAAAAAAAGTATCAGTTGAATCATACGATGAATCATACGATATAAAACTTCAATTTAAAACTTTTTACTTCAAACAATTAATCAAAGGTGTTTTCAAAAGTTTTGAATTTAATAAAGATGACGAGTCGTATGCAAT